ACGTGATAGTAATTCATCAAACAGAGTACTGAATTTTGACCGTAGACGATCGATAAACTTACTAAACTTCAACTCATCTCGTGTGATTTCTGTTGCACGACCAAGAGAGAATGTAGTCTGTGAATCCAAACGAGAAGTTGGAACATTTAATGACTTGTACAATTTCTTTTCGAAGTAATTAACATCAGACAATTCACCAAGATTTTGACCCGCTGGGAGAGTTGTGATTTCTGTTGACTTACCTTCGCCACGACGTGGAATCCAGAAGTCTTCCATCATTGACATAAACTTACGATCGTCTTTAACTTCACCAGTAGAACTATCGTAAACAACCTTATTTCTAAATTTAGTCATAATATCGCGAAGATATTGTTCTGCTTTAACCTTCGGCATGTTACCAACGTCAATATAGAACACACGACGTTCTGGTGCACGACTTAAACGATAGATAACAACAGCGTCCTCAACCATTCGGAGCTGGTTGAGGGGCTTTATCGCTTTGTGAAGGTGCGAAAGAACAGTACTTTTCTTTGGATCGAGTAATCCAGAATTAACATTGACGATTGCGTCTGTTGCAATCTTTAATCCAGAGTCGGGTGTGGCATTGCTTACCATGCTTTGACCTTGTGCCAAAGCCTTTTCATTGTAGACGTAGTATTCTTGGATACCAGCGTTTACTTCGATCCCAGTTCTTGGATCTTTTTTCTTTACAGCAACACGAACTTTTTTGATTTTTCGTGGATCAAGATATAACAATTCTTGAATACCAAGTCTTGGTTGCTTTTCGTCGATTAATACTTGATAGAATAAACGACCATCAATGTACCAATTACGAAAAACGTCAGAACCAGAATTTGAAAAATCAAGCATGCGAAGAATATTATCAAATTCATCGCGAATCATGTCTTTAACATTGTCTGGTTGTTCAAGATCATCCAAAAGAATTGTGACAGAACGACCAGCATTGTCGTGTACAATTGATTCGTTAACGATATCATCAACTGCAGCTTCGAGTTCTGGCTGCATAGCCATCTCTCGATAACGAGTGATTAAGTCGTTTTCGTTTTTAACGGATGCTTCTAGATCAAGATAAGTTCCAAAAAATCCACCAGAAACATTGATTGCACCGTCATCTAAAACAGGTGCAGCAATAGGAGCCTGGATCGAGACCGCTTCAGGCTTCTTTCTTAAGATTTCAAAACCGAAAAGATTAATTGCCATTAATTAACTCCATAATATAAAACAAGTTCAAGATTAAACCACGTTTTCGGCGACTGCTTCCCACCATTGATATGCAAAAGTCACTGAATATTCTTCGATAGCATCATTGTTGCCCCAATCTAGATCGATTGGTGCGAGATCATTTGGGAACAGACCGATAAACTTGTAGGTCTTAATTACTTTTCCTGTTTTACCATAGTGACGGACATAAGCATCCGTACCATAGGAAATTGGAGTTGCAGCAGAGGCACTACGAGTATTGAAACGATGTGAATTAACGCCATTCATCCAACGCTCAAGTGCATTGCGCACAGTAAAATCTTCATCGTTTAGAATATTAATAGTCCAATCAGCAAATGTTCTATTGCCAACGAACTTAACTTCACGACCGAAGTATTGAACTGGAACAACACCAACCGTTGATCCAGGAATCTGCGCTGTTTTACACATGAAGCGTAATTTACGAGCCGCATTTCCTGGCAACGAGAAGGATGGAAACGTCATTTCGACTTCAAACAGATTGGCTCTTGCGCCATCAAACTGCATTTGTGAACGAAATTCAGATACATTAAAAGCCATTGTATTCTCCTGACTTTATCTTAATCTATTTATTAGAAGCGTCCAACGATTTCGTCGAAGGCGACGCCACTGCGAACAGCGACGAAGTTCAACTGAATGAAGTTTACACTTCTTGCTGGCTTAATGTAGATGTCACCAACAAACTCATTGCGGTCAATGACTGCTGGAGTATTGTTAGTTTCGTCACAAACTACGCGGAAGTCGTAGACACCACGACGACCCTGTACATCGCGCAAGAATGGTTCAACTAGAGCGACGAATTGTGAGCGTGTAAATTCATCATTGAACTCAAAGAGGCTTGATCTTGCAGCTGCAGAGATTGCCTTTTCTAGAACGATGAATAAACGGCGAACATTGATACGATCAAAGGCAGATGGGCGACCTTGCATTGTCTTGTCACCAAAGAGAACAGTGCCTTCTCCTGGGAACGAAACAACTGGGTTTACACCAGCCTTGTAGAGTAGATCGCGTTCTGCTTGAGTTGGATTGAATGACAACTTAACAAGATTGCGGATCTGACCACGATTTAATCCAGCTGGTGAGAACCATGGATCGCGTTGTAGATCTGTACGGACGCAAAGACCAGCAACATCTGCGTTTAGAGGGATCCAACGATACACATCATTGTATTTGTCGTACTGATACTTCCAACCGCTATCCATTACACCGTAAGATGTATCAAGCAATCCAGAACCATTGCGGAAGTTGACAACATCTGTGCTCTTCGCAGTTGATGTTACAGAATTTGCATATGGTGGTGAGATAAATGCTACAGCATCTTTTCTACCGTCAGCAACATTAAGATACTTGTTAGCAATTAATGTTGTGCTGATTGAAGAATTTGAAGATATACCGCAGTCGCCAGCAAACAATAGAGAAACATCGATTTTTTCTTTATTCGTAAAGAGATCGATCATATTAATAAAGTCTGCTTGACTTGGAACACCATCAGTACCATTTACAAATGAATAGTTTGCGATAACTGGTGAGTGTAGTGGAGTTCCTGTTGCAGAAGCTGCTGCGACAGTTTGTCCCCAAGCATTTGCAGCATTGCTTCCTGGAGCATGTCCGAGCCAGTGAATCCATTTTGAGGTGCGATATAGAACTTCTTTATAGTAAATGCTCGAGCCATCGTCGCCTCTAGCATCAGAACATTTTGAGAGGTTCGAGAAGCGTTCTAGAACTGTATTTGCAGTTCCTGTGATAACGCCGTCCTCATCTACAACAATGATGTGCATTTCATCTTTAAGCGTTGAATTGTTTGTTTTTGCAACAACAAAGTTTGAAGTATTTGGAGCACTATCAAAGTATGGAGCAAATAACCAGCTATCAAACGTTGCTTCTGATGAACAAACTGAAACTCTTAAAGAGTTACCAAGAGCACCAGGATAACGAGCGCAGAATGCAACATTAGCATTTGCGCCAGTATAGTTATTGAGGAAGTATTCCTCATCGTTCATCACAGTAATATTGTGTGATGAGTTTGATGTTGCGTTGTTTGATTTATCTGTCGTTGCGCTACATACACGAACTACGCGCAGATCGTTTCCATATGATAGGAAGTTTGTAGCAGATAAAAACGATGCAGCCGTATTTGAATCTGGAGCGAAAAACTTTTGTACAAGGTCTGATTCGCTTGAGACCTGAATAACAGTATTTGCTGGACCCCAACGAAAGAAACCAACGGTAGCACCAGTTGATGTGCCGACTGAGGGAACTGCTGTAGTTAAATCAATTTCAGAAGTATTAACTCCTGGAGAGACTAAGAATGCCATGTTTTCGCTCCTGTAAATGGAGATTTAAGAATCTTACTGGTTATTTAGTATTTCGGGGGTTTTAACGCTGCACAACATTCCAAATTGTCCCACCAGAAACAAACTGTTCTTCGCCTCGATCAACTTCTTCGTGTCCAGCAAGGAAACTGGGAAGCTGCTCTTCTTCGATCTGTTTCATTTGTTCTTCGTGGAGTTTTGCTCGAACGTCAGTATTGGTAAGATCCGCAAAAAATTGTTGGTTTGTCATCCAAGAGAATAGAACAAGAGTCATAACGAGGTCGTCGTGTGATCCTTCTTCGGATTCATAACTAGTTCCTTTGGCGACAAAGGTCGAAAGTTCTGAAATTGTATCAAAATCTTGAATAATCAATTTTTGACCTTCGATTAGATTCTTCATGAGGGAGCACCCGAGCCTTTTCACGGACTTGGTGGTTCGAATCCCCCTATAAGACTTATGGAAATAAGTCTTATAGCCATAACCCCAAGTGATTGAAACTTTACCTTTAATATCGACTGTTGAAAGAATATTTTCGTATTCGTAATCTTCGAAAAGAGAATCGACAATTTGCTGACCGTTATCGTTAATTTCTACAAGGACATATGCTTGATTATAGTAATCGCCAATTCGTTTGATAACTGATGGATATACAAGAGGGCTGATATTGTTATCTTTATAGGTACAAACTTGTCGGTAGGGTAATTCGGTTACATCGATAACACTAAATGCTGAATAGTCGAGACCCTTTCCTCTGGAAGTATCTGCAACTATCACATAGTTTCGGTTTTTCTCTGGAGCCTTGTATATCTTAATTCCATTTTCTGATAAATGAATTGGTGTGACAAAGGCGAGAGACTTTAATGCAGGCGCTGAAAGCAGCGTTCCAGCAGATCCCATGAACTCGCATTCCATTTCCTGTAAGAACTTCTCATCTCCAAGAACTCGACGCTGTTCATCAGCCCATTTCTGATCACGACCAGGAACCTGACGCCAATTAGCCTCAACGAATTTAAATCCGTTTTGATTCTCTGTCGCTTCAGTCCACATTCTATAAAAGTGATTCATACCGTTAGGCGTTGAAGAAATTAAAATCTTCGAAGTTGTACCAGAAGAAATCGTAGGATAAACTGATGTGAAAAATTCTTCGGCGATGTTTGTGGGCACGAATGCAAACTCGTCGAGATATAGAAGAGAGATAGAGAAACCACGGATCGCACTTGATGCAGTGGAGTTAGCGAGCACACGGCATCCGTTTTCTAATTCAATGTCGCCTTTGTTCCAAACTTTAACGCCCTGCTGAATCCACATTGGCAATGCTTCATATGCTAGTTTAATACGAGCA